GTCCTAATTGCAAAAGAAACTTTACGTCCGTTTTTGGTGGCGTCAATGTGGCTTATACCAGCCTTTTTTTGATTACCAAATAAAAAAACTAAACTACTTGCTAACCAAACTGCTGTCCCTCCTTTTGCACGTATTTCAGGTTGTCCAAATGGGTTATCAGGTAATTCTACCCAAGGTTGGTTTAAAATTACTAAAGTATTATAGTATGGATAATCTTCTTTTTTTGATTTTGATATTCTTGAGTGGATACCCATACCTATCTTATCCGCTAATACTTTAGCCGAATGCATACCGCCACCCTTGCCGTCAAATGTCATTTGACATGGAATACTTCCAATACTGTCCCACAAAAATAAAATATTATAAGGAATATCACCCTTTTCTTGAGCGTCCAGAATTTGATTTATGAAATCAGTTGCCTGTTCAATAACATCAAAAGAGTCATTAAAAATAAACATTCCATCATACTCTCCGAATTCATTTTTTTCCGCTTGTAATCCTAATTCAATAGCATGTTCCCACGACCATTTCTTTTCAGTTATAATAAAAACAGGAAGGTGACCTTTTTTTTGAGCATCAACCGCGGCTAAAATCATTGCAGTTGTTTTTGACGTATTTGAGTGACCCAAAAACATATTAATACCACCTAAAATTGGTCCAGGTAATCCACAAGCATCCATAAACGCTTCACCACAATTGTAGAATGATTCATCCTTATATTTGGTCTTTGTGGAGTATTTATCCTTGATTGCATCTAACGAAAATTCTTTTTTCTTTAATGCCATAATTAGTTATATTTTTGAAATTGTTGTAGTGCATCACTTTTATCTTTCGCATTTGCAAGTTTTTCAACTTGTTTGTCCATTTCTTCAACCAATTGTGGGTGTTCCCCAATACCAACAGGATTATTAAAATAAACCAAAAGAGTTGCTTCAGCTTCTGCTTGTTCTGCCGCATATTTTGCAATTAATGCGTCAAACATTTTTTTTGAAATTTTTTCTTGATTCGTCATTTTTGAAATGATTAAAAACTACCCCATATTTCAGGGGTAGTTAAATTAATATTAGTTTTTAGTTAGAAAGGTAAGTCACCATCTGGTTCGTCTTCAGATTGTGGGTCAGAGATTGTTCCACCCATAGTCATTTCTGCCGACTCGTCTCCATAAACATATTTTCCAAGGTCTGAAGACCAACGTGGAGTTTCACCACGAGCAATCGCCTCCAAATATTCTACAGGCTTCTTAGAATAAACATCTTTCCAAGTAAGTTCATCCTTCACCCAAGAGTCCATAGTCTCTTTATCTTCGTGAATTGGTGCAGGGTCATCATACATTACAGTTTGGATAACTGTATACTCAATCCCCTTTGGAGTTTTTGCTTTGGTAAGTTCCAAAATCAAATCACGTCCTTTTTCAGGGTCAGTGATATCGCCTTTAGCTCTCCAAATTGGGATAATTTTATCAAGAATTCCTTCATTCTTGTAGTTGTGTTTGAAACGCCAGAACTTAACTCCGTCCTCAGGTGCGTCTTTGTCAATCACTTTAACAATGTAGAATTTACGTGCCTTATATTGTTTTGCAAGTTCCTTATCGGAAGCCTTACCTGTCATCATAAGTTCATCGTGAATCTCATTAAGTGGTGAACGCTCATTGTCGTTTTTACCTGGGTCATAGATTTTATTCCATTTTCCAGACACTTGTACTTCGTGAAACCATACTTCTTTAAACGGAGATGAACCGTCAGAGGTTGGTAGGACTCGAAGTCGCTTTTGTCCTGTTGATTTTCCTTGTGGTAGAATTGCCGCGAAGTACTTCTTCAATCGGTCTTCTTGTGAAATTTTACTACCACCTGTGTTTGATTTCGCTTTTTCATACTGAGCGAGAACAGCGTCTAAAGAATTTGTCGCCATTATATATAAAATTTAAAAGTTAATAAACAAAAGTAAGTGTGTCAGCCGTAAAAGTCAAATAGAGTTTTTCAATTAGTATCTAATTGGTTTAAACTCTTCTTCGTCGCCATAATTATTAAAGGTTCTTTTGATTTCATCAACAGAATAATCTTCAACATCATCAGTTGTTAGAACATATTCGTTCTTACCTGTTTTTTGCATTTCTGGTTGTTTGTCCATGAAAAAATCTGTAAGTTTTTGGTTATATGGTCCTGAATCCAAACTTCTAAGTTCAAGTTTTTCTTCAGGTGTTTTTGGTCTATATTTATCAATTTTAGCCTCAAGGTCATTTAATTTAGTCATTACATTATCCATATCAGATAATTTTTTCTCTAAATTAGAAAGTTGTGAAAACAAATTATTAAAATAGTCTTCCTGTTTTGTTTCAATGTTTTTTTGTGATTTAACAAGGTCAGTTATCTCAAGCTCTTCAGAACCACTTTCCTCTTCTTCCTCACCAACTTTTTCAACATCAGGGTCAGAAGCCACATCAACTGGTTGTGGTTCAGTCTCACCCGCTGGTGGGGTTGCTGGTTCACCCGCAGCAGCCGCAGGAGCACCTCCTGCAGGAGGTGGGGGTGGTGGTGGAACGTCACCAACTTCAGGAGCTTCTTGCTCAACTATATATCTATTTATTTGATTATATTTTTTAAGTTCTTCTAAGATTGCTTTCGATATTTCCATTTTTTAACCGTTTAAAAGTTGTTTAATTCCTGTTTTAGTTTCAACATTAATTTTTTTGTTTGACATATATGTATTGTCAACTCTTTCAATTAGACCGTCTTTCATTCTAATTGTGTAGCAATCACCTGTATCCAAATCACAAACTTCTTTAAATCCGTTACCGGCATCCTTTTCAGTTATTCTTGTTTTTCTTCCCAAGTAATTGTCTAATAATTGTTTTACGTCCATAACTTTAAGTTTTATTATAAATATCTAAGTTTTTATAAAATTATTGAGATAAGTATCCTTTCACTATTTTATACGCCTTTCTGACTTTTCCGTTTAATAAATCAAATTCATTTTGATTTGTTGCAACAAATTGGTCATATAAATTTGTAGTACCCCTTGTATTATCATATGGATATCTTTCAATCCAACTTTTTGTAAACCCTGAAACAAAGATATCCTCATTTCCTATATTATCTAATGCTGTTTTAAATGTTTCTTCATATCTCAAAATATTAAAGTCAACACAATTTGTAATACCTGAAAACGTAACGAATGCCTGACTCTGACTATTATTACCTTCTAAACAAATATACTCTTTATTAAAACTTCCACTTGTTCCTCCTCCCCAAGTTGGTACACCTGTTCCAATTGGAGTTAATGATACGTTGTTATTATAGAACGAAAACTTATCTCCATCAAATGAATTTACATAGAAAATAGTGTAAACAACGTAATCTAAGTTAGAACCACTTAATGGTGTTTGAAGTATCCTTTCTCTAACTTTTTTCCACATTGAGTCAATCGTCTCGGTTAATTCAGTTGGTTTTGCAACCGAATAGTCTTGGTATTCAGGTTGTGTCTGACAAATAGGTACAGTACTAGGTTTAAACTGAGATGTTACACTATTTGATAGTTTATTTTTTACTTGTATTGTAGTTTGTTCAATTCTTACTTCCCCCTGTCTTTGTTGAACTTGATTATTTATCAACTCATTTAAAAACGTTGTTTTTATAGTTTCCAATAATTTATTCTCTAATGGAGGGGTGAATAATTTTTGTCTAGTTCCAGTGAATTGTGTTGTAAAATTATTATTAGATATTGTATGTTCAACACTATCAATGTAATAAGGTCCCGCAAATAATGGTACATTTCTTAAAACAAAATACATTGTTGGTTGAATCATCGCATTTCCCATAGCAGTTACCGTAGCCTTATAACTTCTTGTAGTATAAATGTTATATAAACTAACGCTTTGACTACTACTTTTAGTACCACTATACAGATTTGCCATGTCATAAATCTGTTTCAAACTTTCAGCGGTTGCCTGTCCACTTTCTTGAGAAACATTTATTTCTTTAAAGACCCCTTGATTTTGTAATCCAAAATCAACAGCAAAACCAACACATTTATTTGAAATGGCGTAGTCGTCTTTATTACTCATATTATCCAAATTTGGATTGTTAGTGGCAACTCCCAAATTAAAACTATCGTCTAAAAACCCATTTGTTGGTGATTGATTGTCCGTATGTTCTGAACCCGTTTCAGTGTAAACACATACCATTTTACTTTTTGAGTTTTGGTAGTCAACATCAGTAAACGTTCCAAATAAATTTGTAGCAAATGGATGAGAAGTAGTATCTCCACTATTTTGAGTATCTCCCACATTTTGTACACCATAGAAATTAATATATGATGGCATGTTAAATATTTTAAAGTGATTATATTCAATAATCCCTCCAATCGCACTATAAGCATTTGATGCAACATCTCTACCTTTTAAAAAGGCGGCATTTCCACTTACTAAATCTAAAACATTAATATATATTTTATCACCAATGTCTCTTCCAGCTCTATCTAAGAAAAGTATATCTTCTAATAATGTTTCACTATTATAATTGTTACCCGCAACCCACTTATCATTAATTGCTTTAAAATTATTATAATATTGCAATTTTGATAATTCTCCTTCAATTGGTGAACTATCCTCAACTTTTCCTTTTTTCTCTACCGTTGGGAGACCTTTTTTCATTTTTAATAGAGCACCATTGAAAAAGTTATTTGTCTTTAGAGTTATCTGCCCTAAGAAGTTATCTACTTCTTGTTTAAAATTAAATGTTTCCCCACTATTAACTAATTTTCTAGATGCATAAATTTTAATT